GCGGCGGCGCGAGCCGATAAATCAGTTTGTTCATACGCGGGAAAAGTTGCCGCGCTTACTTCATACACACGAGAAATTTTTTTGATTCGGCGTGTCGGCATATCGGATTCGAGGTCTTGCCATTCGGCAGCATCTACTCGAAATGCCAAGCTCATGCCGGAAATGTCCCCGCGTTCAACGGCAGAATACAAAGCTTTTGCCTCTTGATTGTTTTCGGTGTCGAGTTTCGCACGAATTTTCAAGCCGATATCGTCAACTTCAAGCGTCATTGTGCTGTTGCCGTTATTGCGTCGTGAGCGCGCCAACGGTATTCGTTGGCTGTCGTGGTTAACGCATAACGCCACGTCGCGCAGTGAATCGGCGTTGCTGAATGCGCCTCTGTCTATCACTTCAAAGAAAAAACCGCCGATATCTGTTTTTTGCTCAAATACGGCGGCGTGCCCTTCGATTATTTTTGTTCCGTCATTTTCAACGGCGCGGAATTCCTTCAAGTCATAACTTCGCTTTTCCGTCTGATTCATCGTCATCACTTCCCGTCTTTTATCCTGCTTATCAGAATCATTTTTATTTGCGTCAATCTGATAGTTGTCGATAATTTCTGTATTGACGAAATTTAGCGATTGTAACCTGCGGTCGCCGCCGTCTGCGGGCGGCATTCCGTAAAGTTCGCGAATTTCGTTGAGCGTCATTAATCCTGTATTGGTTGCCAGCGTCGCCAGCTCCGCCTTGTCCTTCGCCCCGAAATATGCCACGCGAGAATAATAGCATTTAATTTTGTTCCCGCAGTCCTTTTCCCGTTGAGTAAAAAGCCGTTCGGAAAAAGCTTGCTCAAACTCAATGATAAATTCCTCAATGCAAGACTGGTAAAAAGCCGCGTGAGCGTCGCCGGAATAATCGCCACTCAATATCGCCTCCGATACCCCGTATCGTTCGCGGATTATGTCTTTCAAAAACTTTACAACGTTATCGGGCAGATTCGGAAAATTTTTCGGCACGGGCTTATATTCGCCCTCAAGTCCGACCGCCACGATACCGCTTTCAGATTTGTAAATCCGACTTTCAAAATCTTTGGCGGCTTGCTCAAGCGCAGCTTTTTCTACGACCGTTTTCACCGACAAAACGCCGTTCAGATTCAAGCTTGACGCTATCATCTTTGGCAATCCTTGAAGTATTTCGTCGAGCGTCTTTAACGACCGCATTGTATTTGAATCATTAACATTGCCGTTGTCGTCACCGCCGCCCATAAGCAGAGAAATTCCGCGTCGCCACTTCAAATGAATTACCGAATCATAAGGCAAGGTATTCGAGGATCCGTCGCGCCAAAAAAATTTTATTGCCCAACGGTCTTTTTTATTTTCAAAGTGCCCAAGTTCAGCCGTCACGGGATTCAGCGGATAAAACGCAATTATCTGCCTGTCTTTGTCTCGTTGCGGATAAATAAAGCAGTTCGCCTGTTTTCGCCTGAGCCATTCGCAAGACGCCAGAAAATCTTTCGTTGTCTGCAGAGGATTCGGTTGATATTTGAAAAGCCGCGTTATGGCGTCGTTTTGACGGATAACACTGTTATCTTTTTCGCGCACCGAAACGACTTCGATTTTGCTTATCTCCGCCGCTATTCGGTCAATGCAGTTGTTAACAAAATCGCTGAAATAAATATTGTTCCCGAAAGACGAAAACACCGCCCGCGAATCGCTCAAAACTTCCGCGATAATTTTCTTTTCGTCTTTCTTGTCGCCGCCGAATAAATTTTTTATGTAGCTCCAAATCAACCTAAAATCACCTCCTAACAAAAAAAAGCCGCGTTGGCTAGCTTGTATTATTGAAAACGAAAAGCCGCTATGCTAAGATTGTTCCGTCTAGAGATACAACCCAAAGCGCAGGGCTTTTCGCATTCGTCATTCTATCAGCCCTGCCGCCAAAACGCAAGGAGTTGATTTGTATGAAAAATCCCGCGCGTGTCGCCGAATTGCTTGCCGAGCTTCGCGAGCTTGCAGACACCGATTTTGAACGCCACCGCCTCGACGTCCTCGAACGCGATTTGACCAGCCCACCCGTCGTTGAAGTCGTCGACGACAAGCACCAACAGTTTAATGGAATGATATTCCCGAAAATAAAAAGTGGTCATTATTCTAACCATTCTTTTCCTATTCATCGCGCTGTATGGACTTATTTTAACGGTGAGCTACCTAAAGGTTATGAAATACATCATATTGATAATAACCCTGCAAATAACAACATTCAAAATTTAATTGCCCTTTCGGAACGCGAGCATAAACAGCTACATTGGAAAAATCCACGTGAAAAGAAATATATCTGTCAGCACTGTGGAGAGATTTTCATTTCAACAAGCCCACATCACGCAAAATACTGCTCGATAAAATGCAGAAATCAAGCTAAAAATGAACAATGGAAAAAACGAAATACCGAAATTAGAAATTGTATCATCTGCGGTAAATCGTTCTCCACTATTAAATACACAAAAACTAAAACATGCTCCCCAACGTGCGCAGGTTATTTGGCGGCGCGCACAAAAGAGGCAAATGCTAACAAATAACGCCTTTTTGAAGAAAAAAATAATCTCCTCTATATCTGCTAAAAGTGGCGTAACTTATAATTAATGCAACAGCTCCGTCAATGCGGTTTTTCGGCGAGCCGTATTTTTTCACGGGCATTTTCAAACCGATATTGTTCAGTTTCAATGCCACGTTACGCAAATTCCAGCGCGTTATCTCGTTGTCGCCGTAGTTTAATTTTTTCAACGTTAAGTCAGATTCAAGCGAAGACATTGCGCCGTTGAGTGACATGAAGTCCATTCCTACCCTTTCAAGCACATCTGCGCCGAAAACATCTGATATACCTTTTTTGACACTTGCAGAATGCCAATTATCAAAGCCAATTTTCATCGGGCGCACACCGTAATTTTTGAGCAAGCCGACAAACCACGCAATCACGGCGTCGGGGTCAACTTCAGTTCCGGGACAAATGGTTACAAGCCCGCGCCGCGACCATTCCACATAATTTTTTCTTTCGGGATTCAACGGATTGTCTTCAAGTAAAGCCTCTGCTTTTGTTTCGGGGACAAAGTACATAGTCAGCGCGTGTTTGTCATGCGTGTAGGGATTCACGAACAACGCGACCGCCGCCGTCAAGTCGGTAGTTTCCGAAAAGTCAAAGCCGCCGATATAGAATTGCCCGCGCAGATTTTCCGCGTTGAAAGTTGCCTTGTTCCCGATAACGTCTTCGGTTAACCACGCCGCCGAGGAATTTTGCTTAATGTTGAAGTCTTTGGCGAGCACAAAAGCCCGCGTCGACGCTGATAACTTCGCGTCTTCAACCATGCCGCGCAGGAACGACCATTTTTTAACCGTACCGAGTGAAGGATTTGACTTCAACCAAGATTTTTCGTCGCGCCAAATTTCTTCTTCGCTGTCCTGCGCGTACCAGAAAATTAAAAAATTCGGCTTGTCAATTTCACCGTCAAGCACGGCGGCGGCAAGTTTCAACCTCTCGTCAAGATATCCGTCGTCGGTGAATCCTTCCGTAGTAAGTTCGATATACAAACTTTCCTCTTGCGTCGAAAGTGCTTGCTTAATCGGCATAACCAGCGAATCATCTTTCATTTCGTGAATTTCATCGACGACGCCGACTTTGATATTGCGTCCTTCCTTCGCGCCCGTCCGCGCAGAAATTTTGCGGATTGAGCCTTTATTTTGTGCGGTGAACTTGCCGACCTTGCTTTTCTGCTTGATGTTACCGAAAAACAAGCCTTTTTGGTTGCGGCGGGTACACCGAGCCAATTTTGGTGACGCTTCCCGCATTGCGTCCGCCGCCATGAAAAGCAAATCCGCCTGATCATAGTCATTTGAGCCGAATAAAATTTTCGTGCCCATTTCGCCGCAACACCATTCGGACATTGATATTGCGCTAGCCGTCGGCGTCTTGCCATTCTTCCTACCAACGACAAGCAAAACTTCCTGATATTTGCGAATAAATTTGCCCGCCTCGTCGTTGTAGGTTTTAATGGCGAAGACAGCTTCAATGACAGCTTTTTGCCACGGCATAAGCAAGAACGGTTTACCGGCAAAAGGTGCCTCCGAGTGTCGACATTCCTTTTCTATGAAACGAATCCGCTTTTCTGAATCGGCGAAGTCAATCTGCAATTCGGGATTGTCCAAATCGGCAATCAGCAATTGCATTTGCCGACGAATGTAATATCCGACCGTCGCCCTGCCGCTTTGAATATCTTCCCAATAAGCGCGGATATATGAATTTCCCATTGTGACACCAATCAAAAAAGCTCCTGCGCTTTCTTCGCTTGAGCTTCCTCTATTCGTTTTTGCGATATCTCGAAGAATTTCTCTTCAAGTTCAAACCCGATAAAATTTCTGCCCGTATTCACGCACGCCACGCCCGTTGAACCGCTGCCCATTGTCGCGTCAAGAACCGTTTCCCCCTCGTTCGTGTACGTCTTTATCAAATACTCCAGCAAGTCAACTGGCTTTTGCGTCGGGTGCAGTCTCCCGACATTGTGCGGCACATTGTAATAAATCACGTCCGAAGGATAGCCTGTTTGCTCCTGTATGTACCATTCGCCGTGCGAAGGTCTTGTGCCAACCACGTCGCCGAATTTACCTAAATTGCTTTTTATCGGCGAACGAATTTGCGTGCCCGTGACGCGAACGTTACCTTTCAGCTTGCCGCCCTGCAAGGCTATTTTGCTGACTTTGTCGGTATTGTGTATCCAAGGGCTTCGGCTCGGTCGGTCGCCGTATGTGTTGTGTACACCATTTTTGCAAAGTTCACTGCACAGCACCAAACCTTGCGGATTGTACTTCATACGCCGCCTTGTACACGTCGCGTGATTTATTGAGCCGTCGCTGAATACGAGTATTTCCTCGTATTTGTGCATTGGCATATTTTTTGCGTGTACAAATCCCGTCGGCACATTTTTCACCCATATCCATTTGTACTTGTATTCCTCAAAATTCGACGCGATTAATTTGTGTGTGAACTTCCCGCTTGAAAACAGTACCGCCGAACAACAAGGTTTGAGGATTCGCCTGAACTGTTTCCATATTGCCGCCAAATCAATCGTCGACTTATCCCACACGCAATCCGTCACATTATACGGCAGGTCGCAGATGATAGCGTCGACTGCGTTATCGGAAATTTTTGACATACCGATTAGGCAATCCTCGTTAAAGATTTGATAATTCATGCGCCGACCTCCGCGCCATAATTTGCACTAACCACATCAACGGGAAATTTAATTGGAAAAGCTCCATTGCGAATCAATTCATCACAGCCGCTTGAGCCTGCCACGGCGATAATCTTGCGCTTGAACTGCAAGGCGTAATTGGCAGTAATCATAGAGCCGCTTTTTAAAAGTGCCTCAACCACAACGGTGGAACGACAAAGCCCTGCGATTATTCTGTTACGGGCGGCTAAAATTCCGGGTCTCGGTGAAATTTCCAGCGGATATTCGCTGATAACTGCGCCGTTTTCGGCTATTTGCTCCAAAAGGTTTCTCGAATTGAAAGGCAAAGGAAAATTAATCCCGCAACCAAGCACGGCGACCGTCCGCCCTGCCCGCAATGCGCCGCCGTGAGCAAAGTAATCAACGCCGTTCGCCGCGCCGCTTACGACCGTTAAGCCCGCCGCCGCAATTCTTTCGCCGAGTTCAGCGGCAAAGCGTCCGGCAAAAGCGGAACATTTACGCGAGCCGACAACGGCAATTCTTTCGGCGTTTGATTGAAGTTGCCCGCGATAGTAAAAAAACATCGGCGGCGAATCAATTTCTTTGAGCAACGGCGGATAATCACCGTCGAAGATTGAACACAGATTTATTTCCTTTCGCCAACAATATTCGACAAGTTTTTCGGGAGCGTCGGGATTGTCGCCGCGAAAGGCGATAAAAGCTTCCAGCTGTTTTGGTTTAATTCCCGTTTTGTTCAGTTCGCCGACATCGGCAAACCAAGCCGCCTTTGCACTGCCGAAAAACTTTAAAAGCCGTTCAATGCTTTTGTTGCCGAAGCCGACCGCGCCGCCCATTGCCGCCACAAAAAATTTTTCGTCATTCATAATCCTCAAGCCCCAAATCTTCATCGTTAATCCCTGCGCCGAGAATACGGGCAAGCTTGAAAATTACATTGATGTAGCTTGCGCGAACTTTAGGCAGTTCCTTCGCCACGGGCAGAGCTTTTTGGCGGGAAGGGTTATTCGGGTCAAACTTAATCAAGCCCGACCGTTGCGCAATTTCGTTTAACCTGTCCAATTCAACGCGAAGTCTTGCGGCTTCCCAAATTGCGCCGTCGACAAGTTGCAACTGCTTTTCGTCAACATCTGCGAATAAATTCTTAATTCTTTCATATTCTTGCTTAACCAAGCCCGTTTTCTCCCCTTTTCCCAAAAAGTCAAAATTTTAGTGTCGGTTTTTCCTGTGCCCCCTTAGCGCGGTCTCCTGCCCCCCTGCCTTGTGCCGAGGGTAGGGGGGGGGATTGTGCGCGTCAAGGTTC